AAGACAGGATCTTCTCGACGCCGATGCGACGCTGCACACCCCACCGGAACTGTTTGAAGTCGCCGATGATGGCCTTGATGTTCGTGTCCGAACCTTCAGGGGTACCCGAGACGGTCGAGGACACCGACGCGCGGATACCCTCGAACGACGTGACGTTGGTACCCAGCCCGAGTTCCGGGTACTTCTTGCGGCCGTCGGTGTAACGGGCCGTTGCGATCGTCCATGCGTAGGCCGGGTCGATGGCGATGCCGTCGGGGATGTACCCGTCTGCGATGACCAGGCCGGCAGCAGTCTCGATGACCGTGTCCGGGGTCGTCAGGGTGGCGGTCACGATCTCTGTGGAGTTCGTGGTCGTCGCGATCCGGTCGCCCACGACGATCTGCGCGACAGCGGCACCCGTCAGCGGGTTCATGCCGTGGTAGGCGCCGAGGTCGAGCGCCCGCGCGAGAGCGTTCGCCGTCGCGTCGGACAGAGCAGACAGGACACCAAGCTGGTAGTCCTCGTCGGCCCACTGGACCTCCTCGTTGAACCGCATAGTCACCTGGACCTTGTGCGGGGTCACCGTCTTCGTCCCGAACGTCGGGTCGGTCGGCGACTTCGCGGCACCTTCAGACACATACTGCGCCTTCGGGTCGGCCGTCAGAGTCATCAGTTGCGTCTCACCGAACAGCATCGGCTCGGAAGCCGAGAGCGCGGCGATGGTGGAGCCTGTGGTTGCCTTCTTCCACAGCCCGGAGGCCAGATGCTTTGGAAGGCTGAATGCAGTGCTGGCAATCGTAGCCATGGAGGTTTCCTTCTGTTATGCGCCGAACAACTCTCGCGCCAGTTGGCGCTCGTCGCTGTCAACGGAGGTTGAGTTGCCCCCCTCGCGTGGGACGTGAGGGGGTTTGCGTTTGCGGTCGGCGTCCCGTTCGGTTAGACGCTTGGCCTGTTCGGTCAGCGTCTCCTCGTCGGTGCCGGTGAGGAACAGCCGGATGTCGTCGGCTTCGGTGATGCCGTTCTCTGCCGCTACGCGGAGCCGCATCGACTGTGCGCGCGAGTTGCCCAACTCGCGCTCAAGTTCAGCCAGCCGCGCCGTGGTTTTCTCGGCTTCCGTCTGGTTCTCCGCTTTGGCCTTGTCGAACGCTTCGGCTTTGGCCTTCAAGTCCTTGTAGTCGGCGTACTTGGCGCGTTCCCGCGTCAGCCGGTCGTTGATGACCTTGTTGAGGTCGTCTTGGGACGTGATCGCCTTGAACTCGTCAGCGGGGGGCGTCTCTCCGCTGGTGCCTTCTCCGCCCTGGGGTGTTTCCGACATCGTTCCTCCATCAGCCGCGCATTGACCGCTGCACGTAGGCGTAACCCGCCATCAGGCGGGGAGACTTAGAACTGCGGGACACCAACGCATCCGCAGTGGTCATGCGACTCGAAACCGACGGTCGCCTCTTTGTAGACGGCGCCGCGGCCGATCAGCATCGAACAGAACTCGCAGGAGTCACCGTCTCCGACGCGCATCCAGCCTTGAGCCTTCGGGTCGGCGATGCTCGAGCCTGTCACCGTCTCCCGGTCGGCATTCGCAATACGCCGCTGCGTGCCGCCCGTCGTCAGGGTCAGCATCGAGTCCAAATCCTTCGCGGACCCGGCCGCCCACCGTGCCAGGGCGTCGGTGCTGCCCGCGTCCGGCAGGTCGGCGGGAATGGCCCGGAAACGACCCTTCACCTCGGCGGCATCGCGTAGGTCGTCGTACCAGTCGGCGCCCAGTGTCGCAGCGGCCGAACCGTAGATTGCGATCAGCCGCGGCAGCAGATCCCGTAGCGCCTGCTCGGCGGCGTCCTTCGTGGAAAACTCACTGAACAGCATCTTCAGATCCTTCGCCGCAATCGACACCAACGCCGCGATCTCGCGGCGATGCGACCTAACCTGAGCCGGCGTCGCCACTGGTCACCACTGGCCGGCCGTTCGTGGCCGCATCGGCGATGGCACGCAGCGCCGCGGAGCCACCCAGACGGCGCTTATCCGCCAACGCCCGCTTGATCTGCTGCTCATCTAGCCCCAGCAGCTCAAGCCCGACTTCGGACTCTGCGAGCCACGGCACGGCAGTCAGTTGCTTCATGCCGGCGTCCGCCTGTGCTGCCCTAGACAGGTACAGCGGGGAGCGCCACTTAGCGTCGATGCTGCCCCATGTCGTCGGGATGGAAGTCTCACCGGACGCCATCGCCAACGCCCGCATCAACGTCCGGCGCAACGGCGGCCCCCAGTCATCGGTCGCGCCCTCGGCCTCGGCGATCAGATCCTCACGGGACGCGATGTACGAGTCCGCCGAGGTCGGGTTGGACAGGTCCGACACACCGAGTGACGTGAGCGGGATGGAAGTCTCACCGGAGAACAGCTGCGCCTGCTGCTTCAGCTGGTCGATGTGCGGTTGCGGCGACGATGCCGCGAACTGCTTCACGTCCGCCCGCTCATTCCCGGCAGTGGCGCCGTCGTCGTCGGGGATCGCCTTGATGCGGCCCAACATGACCTGCCAGACGGCCTTCTGCGACCCGTCGGCGTTCTTGAAGATCGACTCATCGGCCCCTAGCAGCCACATCTCAGGGAACGAGTACACGTCCGCGTGGCCCTCCATGCGGATGACCGTGCGGAGCGCCTGGTCATGCAGGGACATCACCGGGCGGGAGATGCGGGCGGTTCCGAACGGCTTCCCGACCCGCGGCTTGTACACGAGCGGCTCAGCGGGGACACCCCACGCATGCTCAGTCTGTTCGACGGTCCACTTCGCGTCGTCCTTAACGGCGTCAATCGTCAGCCCGTCGAGGTACAGGACCAAAGACGTTGCGTTGCCCGTGTCGGCGTTCCGGCTCGTGATAGACAGCAGGTTGTCGAGGCGGCGCGTGCGAACATTCCAGTCGCCCGTAGCAGACAGTGCGTCCTTCACGTGGATCAGCGCAGACGGCTCGCCGTCCGACCCGCGAGTGTTCACCAGGAACGCGACACCATGAATCAGCGACGACACGATCCCCGACGAAATCTCCGTCGAAAGCTGGTTGCCCTCGAACACGTCCCGGAAGCCGATGCTGTCCAAGTCACCATCGGGCCACACGAATGAATCGAGGTTGCAACGCCGCGCCAGAATGTCCACAGCCTTCGCGGACCACCCGAGCACGATCCCCAGCCGGTAATACTGCGGCGGGATGATCGTCCCAACCTGCCGGATAGCCCGCTTCCCGTCGTAGTACGACGCCCGCAGCAAGTTCCCTTCCGACTTGTCGTCAAGATCCTTCAGCAGCCGGTTCAACGTGGCGTTGTCGTCGTCAGACACATCAGGCAGGGTGATCTTCTCCAACGTCACAAGACCACCGCCCTTCTCTCCCGAGTGCCGTTCGGTTTCTTCACAAGCGACGCCCCGAACCGGGCGAGAGTGGCCGCCACCAAAGGCGCGATGTTCAGCTCAGGGTCGCGGCGGTCCCAACCCCAACCGCCAGCCTTGCCGATGGCGCGTTTCCGGGCGCCCATCAAGGCATCCGTCAACTGCGCCTGCCCCGCATGCGTCAGACGGCCGGCGACAGCATCGTCATAGAACAGGCCGCACGCCTTCGCCATATCCGCCGATGACGTGACGACGACCCGGACCTTCCGGGCCTTCAACGCCGGAACCATCGACGTGGCTGGCGACATACCGTCGATCACCACCGGAATCCGGCTACCGGCACGATTGACCAGCCAGTCCACGGGGCCCGTCGTGTCCGTCGCCCAATCCAGCGCCAAAACCTCCACATGGACCCCGGCCGCAGTCCGCCAACAGCCGTCGATGGCGATCACCCGGTCATGCGACATATCCACCGCCAACGCCGACGGCGGCACATTCTGCGCAGGCGGCTGGTCCGCCTCCAAAGCAGACCAGATGCCATCAGGGATGACCTGGTGAGTGAAGTCGATCTTGTCCCAGATGCCCAACGCCTCATGCCGCCACGAGTCGTCCGACGGCAGGTTCTCCCGAAGCCTCAGCATCGACTCCAACGGCGTATGAATCGGAAACGACGGATTGGCCTTCGCCCACTGCTTCCGGTCGTCCAACTCGGCATCCTCATCGGCAGAGAACTCGATGTACACCAGGTTGTCCGAGTCCCCAGACAGCGCCTTCGCCCGCTTGAACGTGAACGCCTCACCCGGATCGGTCTGCCGCGGCGGCGTCCCCA